AAAAATATTTTAGCCACAGGATTTCCACTCGGTGAATTTGAACAAACTTTAGTAGGAACAACAGATGGACTACTTGATAATATCCTAGCTTTGAAAAATGGAGAAATTAACACAATCCAGTTTACAAAAGCACTTGAAAACAGTTCAAAAGGATTTTTAGATAATTTCAGTCCTGAAGTTTTAAGAGCAGGTGGCATCATAGGCGAAGTTGGTAATGCATTAACAATATTCAATAGAAGATTTGCGGACCTATCTGAACTTACAGAACAACAAAGACTTGATGTAGAAAACTTAACAGCTTCTATAACAACAACTCAAGAATCATTTAGACAACTATCTTCTCAGTTCCAGGGCTTACAAACTAATGTGCTTCAAGCATTGGCACCGGGACTTACAACATTATTGAATGGAACTACAGGAGCAATTAATCAAGCCAATTCCGCAATAAACTTTTTATCTAGAGAAGCACCAGGACTAGTTGGTGCCGCAGTAATAACTGGACTTGCAGGCAAATATTTGTTTGAATATGCCGCTCAAGTTGGCATCATTGCAACAGGAGTGAGAATAGGAATGTTTGGTCCACGTGGAATAGGAGCGGCTTTTGGTAGAGTATTGGGTCCATTGTTAAAAACATTAAGAACATTGGGTATTGCAGTGGCAGGTATTGCCGCGGCCTTAACTGTTGTTCAGTCTTTAGGCAAAGCGTTCAGTGACGATCCAGGTGAAAGAGCATCTGGTGTAGGTGGATTAGCAGGAGCGGCCGCCGGTGCTGTTGGTGGAAGAATTATTGGAGGAAGTATTGGAGCCATAGGTGGACCTCTTGGTATTGCCTTAGGAACAACCATTGGTGGAATTTTAGGACAGCAATTAGGTGAATTAGTAAGTTCGAGACAAGTAGGAACAGTTGGAGCCACAGGATTACCAGCGGAGCCGGCTAGTATTTTGACCACTGTTGAAAGAGGTGAACGTGTTTTGAACGCCCAAGAAACAGCGGCAGTAAACAATTCGGCGCCGGATCCTAGAATAAGTAAACTTGTTGAAGCTAATGAACAGATGGTAAAACAATTAGGTATGTTAGTACAAATTGGAGCCAAAACGGAGAAAAATACAGAAACAGGCACAAGAAGACTTGCAAACATGAGCAGTAATCTTGTATAATAATATTTAATATGTCTTGGAAAAAATATTTTAAAGATGCACCGTCTCCTATATCAGGAGATTCATCACCTAACTTTGCAAAGAGAAATTATAGTTCTTATCTTCCAGATGTTTATACAGGTCATCCAAACAGAGTACAAAGATATTTTCAATACGACCAAATGGATTCTGATTCGGAAGTAAATGCGGCACTAGATATCCTTGCTGAATTTTGCACACAGGCAAACAAAGAAAATGAAACTCCATTTGATATTGTATTCAAAGGTGATTCAACAGACTCTGAAGTTAAATTATTAAAAAAAGCATTGCAACAATGGACAAAAGGAAATCAGTTTACAAAAAGAGTTTTTAGAATATTTCGAAACACATTAAAATACGGTGACTGTTTCTTTGTAAGAGATCCAGAGACAGCAAGATGGTTGTACATTGATCCTGCAAAAGTTGATAGAATAGTTGTTAACGAATCAGATGGCAAAAAGCCAGAACAGTATGTTGTTAGAGATATTAATCCAAATTTACAAAGATTAAGTGCAACACAAATAACACCAAATCAAGTTTATGGTGGCGGTGGTACAACAGGCGGAACTTATCAACAAAATTATGCAGGTGGCGGTCAAGGTTACACAATGGCCAATGCCGGCACAGCAGGACAAGGTGGAAGATTTTATAGAACAATGAATCAGTATGCCATTAATGCTGAACACGTTGTCCATATATCCATGAGTGATGGTCTAGATAACTTGTTTCCATTTGGAGCATCAGTATTAGAACAAGTTTTCAAAGTTTATAAACAAAAAGAATTGCTAGAAGATGCAATTATTATTTACAGAGTACAAAGAGCACCTGAAAGAAGAGTGTTCTATATTGATGTAGGTAATATGCCTACGCACTTGGCAATGCAATTTGTTGAAAGAGTAAAAAATGAAATTAATCAAAGAAGAATTCCAAGCACGTCAGGTGGTGTAAATTATGTTGACGCCACTTATAATCCAATGAGTATTAATGAGGATTACTTCTTCCCACAAACAGCAGAAGGAAGAGGCTCTAAAGTTGACACATTACCGGGCGGAACTAACTTAGGAGAAATTGACGATTTAAGATTCTTTACTAATAAACTGTTTAGAGGGTTAAGAATTCCAAGTTCTTATTTGCCAACCGGAGCAGATGACGGTGCACAACAATACAATGATGGTAGAGTTGGCACAGCTTACATACAAGAATTAAGATTTAACAAATACTGTGAGCGTTTACAAAAAATGGTATCTCCAAAATTTGATGAAGAATTTAAACTTTGGATAAAACAAAAAGGATACAGCGTAGACAATTCATTATTTGAAATAAAGATGAATCCACCACAAAACTTTGCACAATACAGACAAACTGAAATGGATCAACAAAGAGTTGGAACATTTGTACAGGTTGCAGAACTGCCTTACATGAGCAAACGTTTTGCATTAAAAAGATATCTTGGTTTGACTGAAGAAGAAATGAGTGAAAATCAAGGTATGTGGGCAGAAGAAAATGCAGTGAAACAGAAACAGCCAACTAAATCATCTGAATTAAGAACAGGTGGCGTAACACAGTCAGGCATAGCATCTGATCTGGATCAATTTGAAGAACCAACAGCACCAGAACAGGGTGAACCACCTGCACAAGTACCAGGAGCAACACCAGGACAGGCTCCAATACCAGGTACACCAGCTGGCGGTACGAGAGGCGGAGGCACCACTTAAAAATAAATAATAAAAATGATACTAAAAGAATTTTTTACAGTTACTGACCAAGGCTTTGAACAGCAAAAAAACTACAATGCTGAAGATGATATTTCTATATTAGATAAAGAAGATACACGTAAAACTAGACTTACCCTTAAAGACATAAACAAAATGAGATTAGCTTCAGAACAACATGATTCTGAACAAAAAGAAGAAGCAAAATTTGTCCAAAAAATGTACGGACAACCATCCGCAGAAGATAATTTAACTTTATAATAGCACGATGAATACAGCGTTTGTATTAGGCAACGGTGAATCACGTAAAGGGATAACCATAGAAGACCTAAAAAAGCACGGAAAGACTTTTGCCTGTAATGCCATTTACAGAAAAGAGACTCCTGATGTTCTTGTTGCAGTAGACCCAAAAATGATTTTTGAGATTGCTGACACAGAATACTCCAAAAAGAATCAGGTATGGTCAAATTTCAATCATCAATACAGTAAAAATAAAGTAGTAACCAATCATGTAAACTGGTTCCAACCAAGTTTGGGCTGGAGCTCAGGCCCAACTGCTTTGAAGTTTGCCGCAGATCAAGGACACAACAAAATTTATATACTAGGTTTTGACTATCAAGGACACACAGTTAGCAAAGCAAACAATCAATTTAAATTTAATAATCTGTTTAAGGATACAAGAAACTACAAAAGATCACAAGATAGTGCCACTTTTTATGGCAACTGGATGAGCCAAACCAAGCGGGTATTGAAGGATTATCCCAACATTGATTTTTTTAGAGTGATCCGCCAAAATGCCTTTAAACCGCACGATCTTGAATTCTACAAAAACTTTAACAACATAGATTTTGATGATTTTTGTAAGCTATATAAAATAACTCCACAAAAATAGACAAAAAGCCTGTTTTGGCACCAATTTGAAGCTGAAATACGTCGTTTGACGTAAATACTTCACTTATAAGAAACAAACCTTGCAAATACACAAAAGGAGCACGTGCAATGTCAAATAAATTTGAACAATTATTAGAATTGCTAATAAACGAAGAGACTGATAAAGCTGAAGCTTTATTTCATGAAATCGTAGTAGAGAAGTCAAGAGACATCTACGAAGGATTAGCAGACGAAACAACTACTGAGACTAAAGAAGAGTCTAAAGTAGAAGAAACTGAAGCGTCAAAAGACGAAGCAGTTAAAGAAACTGAATCTTCAGAAGAGTCTGAAGAGAAAGCTACAGAAGGCGAAGACGTAGAAGTAGCAATCGAAGACGAAAAAGCTGAAGAAGAAGCAGAAACCAAAGAAGAAGAATCAATCGAAGAAGTAGGTGGAGATGCAACTGACGAATTAGTCAAAGATATCGCCGCAGACGAAA